CTCAAGCCTCCGCTGAGTATCTCAACGTCCGTCTCAACGCTTCCTATCTGATCGCCACTGGTGCGGTCGATGAGCTGCGCAAGGCGGGCTACTCCGAGAGCTACATCGGTGGGTTCATTGACGGCTGTAATGCTGCCACTGAGATCGTTGAGCTGATGCAGGAGAGTCAACGACAAGAACAGGAGGACGAATAGCATGTGCTTCTCATCCAAGGTCAAGACTCCAAAGACTGACCCCAACTCCCTAAAGGCACCCGAGCCGGTTCTCATTGAGGAACCTAAGGGTGTGGACTTTGGGGCATCCGCTTCTGACCAAAGCACCGCAACTGGTGTCGAGGCGACAATCGTAGAGAAGGACCCAGCGACCACCGATAAGGGTGATGGTTCTTCGTCTGCAACAGCCACCGATACTGGCACCGTCACGACCACCAAGAAGGTTAAGTCCCCTTCTGTCAAGCGGGCGATCACAAAGGTCACCGCATGATCCTAAGGTCGGTCCTATTGGAACCCGGCCAACCCTCTTCAGCCCGCGAGATCATGAGTCGAATCATTGACGACATGACCGAACTCACTTGGCAGTCAACTCGACAAGAAGCTGAGACCAGAGTCCTTGAATCCGTCGAATCACTTGAGCGCATTGAGATAACCGTGAGGGACCTTAAAGGGTCCTTGATGGGTATCGCTTCGTGTGTTGGTGAGGATGACGATCACCTGGGCATCGTGTTCTCAGTGCACTGGCGCTTCGTCCTCCCTGAGGCTCGTGGCGCTGTCGGTGTGGCAATCCAAAGGGAGATCCTCAGGGCTGCTCGAAGGGCTGGCGTGAAGGTCGTGGCGTACACCAAGCGGGTCTCTGAAGGCCGGTTTGAAGTTATCTATCAGAAACTCAAGGAGAAACCCTATGGGCAAAAAGATCAAGAAGGCCATCCAAAAGGTCACCAAAGCGGCTGACGTTCTGGGTGTCCATGACGAAGGCAAGTCGAAGGAGTCCGCTCCTGCCGCTGCTGTTGTAACCGCTCCAGCTCCTGCCGCTGCAACTGTGGCAAACCCCGAGGCAACCACGGACACCGCTGAGGCTGACACTGAGGCCGCGAAGAAGTCTGCTCGATCCAAGGGCAAGACCGGTCTGTCTGTTGCTCGAAGCCCCGGCTCTGGCCTTAACGTTTAACAAGGAGGTGACTCATGGCAACTACAGCCCGTGAGGGCCTCGCTGAGGAAGGCGCAAAGGCCGTCTATGAACGCCTGAAGAACGACCGTGTTCCTTACGAGACCCGTGCGGAGAACTGCGCCAAGGTCACTATCCCGTCTCTGTTCCCTAAGGACTCCGACAACGCCTCTACTGACTACACCACACCGTGGCAAGCAGTGGGCGCTCGTGGTCTGAACAACCTGTCTGCCAAGGTGATGCTCGCTTTGTTCCCGTTGCAAACGTGGATGAAGCTGAAGGTGTCCGAATGGCAGGCCAAGCAACTGGTCGCTGACCCGTCGCAACTGGCTGTCGTGGAGCAGGGCCTGGGTATGGTCGAACGAATCCTGATGTCCTACATGGAAGCCAACAGCTACCGAGTGACGCTCTTTGAGTTGATCCGTCAGTTGGCCCTTGCAGGTTCCGGTTTGCTCTACCTTCCACCGCCTGACGCAAGCTCCGCTGCTTACAACCCGATGAAGCTCTACACGCTCCACAATCATGTGGTTCAGCGAGATGCCTTCGGGTCTGTCCTACAGATCGTGACCCTCGATAAGGTGGCCTATGCGGCCCTCCCAGAGGACATCCGAAACTCGATGGACACCAATGGTCAGGACATCAAGCCTGATCAGGAAGTTGAAGTTTACACCCACGTCTATCTCGACGATGAGTCAGGAAACTATCTGAGCTACCAAGAGATCGACGGTAACGAAGTCGATGGCACCGAAGGTGAGTATCCAGTGGATGCCTGCCCATGGATCGCTGTTCGATGGACCAAGCGTGATGGCGAGCATTATGGCCGTAGCCATGTGGAAGAGTATCTCGGTGACCTAACGTCCCTTGAGAGTCTCCATGAGGCAATGATCAAGTTCTCAATGATCGCCTCTAAGGTGATCGGATTGGTCAACCCCAATGGCGTCACTCAGGTTCGTCGTTTGGTTAAAGCCCAGACGGGTGACTTCGTGGCAGGCAAAAAGTCTGACATTGAGTTCCTGCAACTTGAGAAGACCGCTGACTTCACAGTCGCCAAGTCGGTAGCCGATGCTATTGAAGGCCGATTGAGCTACGTCTTTATGCTGAACAGTGCCGTGCAACGACAAGGTGAACGCGTTACAGCCGAAGAGATTCGGTATGTTGCGTCTGAACTGGAAGATACCCTTGGGGGCGTCTATTCGATCCTCTCTCAGGAACTCCAGTTGCCTATCGTCCGCATCCTGTTGAATCAGCTCCAGGCGACAAGTCAGATCCCTGATATGCCAAAGGAGGCCGTTGAGCCAACTGTGAGCACTGGCGTGGAAGCGCTGGGTCGTGGGCAAGATCTCGACAAGTTGAATCAGTTTCTCGGTGCGATGACCCAAGTGGCTCAGCTCCAACAGGACCCTGATCTCAATATGTCGAACATCAAGTTGCGCTTAGCGAACGCCATTGGGATCGACGTTACGGGCCTCTTACTGACTGAAGCTGAGAAGGCTCAGATCCAATCCCAAGCGATGGTCCAACAAGGTGGCATGGCTGCTGCGAATGGACTTGGTGCTGGTGTTGCCGCTCAGGCGACTGCAAGTCCTGACGCGATGAGTGCTGCAATGGATACCGCTGGTGTTCAACCTGCTGCTCTCGGGTCTCAAGTTTAAAAACCCTCACTATTGCGACACAAGGAGTCCGGTTGAATTATCCGGCACTACACCGAGAAGAGTTCGGGACTTGATGTTGCTCCCTATTTAAGAAAGGAGACTCTATGCGCTTTGGTATTGGTTCGCTTCACTTGGCGATGGCCGTAATGGCTGGTGCAATGTATCGCTCCGAGGATGTATATGCGTCCTTCGGTGTGAATGGTGCAGTTATGTCCAGCAACAACATCACCGAGCACGAGCAGAACATGCTGGCTCTGCCAACTAATGTCCGTGATGGTGACGACGAGATCGAGACTCTTGGTGCCGAAGAACAAGGCGACGACCAAGACGAAGACGATCAGGACCAGAATGATGGCTCCGAGGAAGGTGATGAGGACAGTGCCCAAGACGAAGATGGCGCTGACTCCGATGACTTTACCCCACTGGGCGAGCCTGATGCTGAACTGGTTCAATCCTCTAAGGAGATCGACGAGTACGCTGAGGGCTTCCAACAGCTCCGCGCTCAGGCGATCAAGATGGGTCTCCCTGCTGATGCAGCGTCTGCCATTGAGGCTGAATACGAGGCCGACCAGAAGCTCTCTGAGAAGTCTCTGGCAGCCCTTGAGGCCGTTGGTTACTCCCGTGGTTTCGTTCGGTCGTTCATTGCCGGTCAAGAAGCTGTTGCCTCGAAGTACGTCTCGCAGATCCAAGCGTTCGCTGGTGGTCCTGAGAAGTTCACCCAGATCCTTGGGCACCTCAAGGCCAACAGTCCAGACGCTGTGGTAGCACTGGAAGAAGCAATGGGTCGTCAAGACCTCGCTTCGATCAAGACCATCATCAACCTGGGCATGCAGTCCCGTACCAAGAAGTTTGGTAAGGCCCCCGAGCGTAGCGCCACTAAGCGCGCATCGGCTCCATCGGCCGCCGCTAAGGCATCCGAAGGGTTCGCCTCTCAGCGTGAAATGGTCACCGCTATGTCTGATCCTCGCTACCAGAACGATGCTACCTATCGCCGTTCGGTTGAAGCAAAGGTTGGCGCTTCGAGCTGGTAAGCCAGTCGTTTAAAAACCCTCACTATTGCGACACACACATAGACCTTCAGGCAAATCCTGAGGGTTGACCGTGCGTGTCCTTCAAGAAAACTCATAGAAGGAGATCTACTCATGGCAAACGCAACTGGCGGTCAGAAAATCGGTACTAACCAAGGCAAGGGCCAATCGGCTGCTGATAGCCTGGCACTGTTCCTCAAGGTCTTTGGCGGTGAAGTTCTGACTGCATTCGTGCGTCGTTCCGTGACCATGGACAAGCATATGGTCCGCACCATTCAAAATGGCAAGTCGGCCAGCTTCCCTGTTATGGGTCGCACCAAAGGTTACTACTTGGCACCGGGTGAGAACCTGGATGACAAGCGCAAGGACATCAAGCACTCCGAGAAAGTGATCACCATCGACGGTCTGTTGACCAGCGACGTTCTGATCTACGACATCGAAGACGCAATGAACCACTACGACGTTCGCGCTGAATACTCGGCTCAACTGGGCGAAGCTCTGGCAATCGCTGCTGATGGCGCGGTCCTGGCTGAGATGGCGAACCTGTGCAACCTGCCTGCCGCTTCCAACGAGAACATCGCTGGCCTGGGCACTGCTGTTGTCCTGAACATCGGCGTAGCTGCTGACCTCGTTGACGTTGAAGCTCGCGGCAAGGCGATCCTGAAGGGTCTGACCCTGGCTCGTGGCCGCTTCACCAAGAACTACGTCCCTGCTGGTGATCGCCGCTTCTTCACCTCCCCAGACGACTACAGCGCAATCCTGTCCGCTCTGATGCCAAACGCTGCCAACTACGCCGCTCTGATCGACCCTGAGACTGGCAACATCCGCAACGTGATGGGCTTCGAGATCATCGAGGTTCCACATCTGGTCGCTGGCGGTGCTGGCACTGACGCTGATGGCGCCAACCAAAAGCACGCCTTCCCGGCCACTGCTGCTGGTGACGTCAAGGTCGCTATGAACAACGTGATCGGCCTGATGGTTCACCGTTCGGCTGTGGGCACCGTGAAGCTGAAGGACATGGCTCTGGAACGTGCTCGTCGTCCTGAGTTCCAGGCTGACCAGATCATCGGCAAGTACGCGATGGGTCACGGCGGTCTGCGGCCTGAAGCTGCTGGCGCACTGGTATTCACTCCAGCCGCCTAAGGCTCACTAAACCCCATTGGGCCCTCAAGGGTTCTTTGGGGTTTTTTTCTTCTACTTCCATCACATAAGGAGATCCCTATGGATGAATCCTATTTGACACAGGACGATGAACTCGCAGCCGTCAATGACATGCTCGCCGCTATCGGTGAGAGCCCTGTGAGTTCCCTCGAAGGCGACCCTAACGCTGACGTTGCGAACTGCCGAAGAATCCTCAATCAGGTAAATCGTGAGATCCAGTCGCGTGGCTGGACGTTCAACATTGAGGAAGCTGCAAGTCTCCAGCCGGACGTTACCTCGGGCCTGATTAATTACCTGCCTTCGTACCTCCGAATGACCACCTCTGGGGGCACTGCCTACATCAACCGAGGCGGTGTCGTCTATGACCGGACGACCCTGACGGACATCTTCACGGACCCTATTGAGGTCGATCTGATCCGCCTCAAGCAGTACAGCGAGATGCCAGAGTGCTTCCGCTCCTACATCGTTGCCAAGGCTTCCCGTCGATTCAACATCCGCTTCTTTGGCGCTGGGGAAATCGAAGGGTCTCTCCAAGAGCAAGAGGCGGAAGCGTGGCAAGCCATTCAGGAATACGAGCTGGACTTCGGTGGCTTCAACATGCTCGACGGTGACTCATTCACTGGCGGCAAAATCTCTCGCTAAAGGAGGTCTCATGGCACTCGTTACGCAAAGCGTCAAGAACCTCAAGGGAGGTATCTCGCAGCAACCCGACATTCTCCGCTTCGCCAACCAAGGGGCCCTTCAGGTCAACGGTTGGTCCTCAGAGATGAAGGGTCTACAGAAGCGACCACCAACTCGGTTCATCAAGCGCATCGGTGAGGTTGGGACATTGGGCACCAAGCCCTTGATCCACCTGATCAACCGTGACGCCTCTGAGCAATACCACTTCGCCCTCACAGGGTCTGGTGTGGCCGTGTGGGATCTCCAAGGGAATCAGTACACAGTACGTGGCTACAACGGCTACGCCAACTGTGCATCCCCAAGGACCGACCTGAGGATCATAACCATTGCTGACTACACCTTCGTGGTGAATCGCAAGAAGGTCGTTGACCTGGGAAGCTCCCTCACATCGCCTGACTATCCTCGACTCGATGGGCGGGCCCTGATCAACGTCCGTGGTGGCCAGTATGGACGGACCCTGACGATCTCGATCAATGGTGCAACACCACCTCAAGCGTCCATTAAGATGCCCAATGGTTCCGCTGAGAAAGTCCCTGCTGGTGAGCCCTATGCGGGAATGAACCAAGTGGACATGACGGACGCCACATGGATCGCCAAGGAGTTGGCTACTCAGCTCACTACGGTCCTCGGACCTTCTGGGTGGACCTTCACCTCGGGCTCTGGGTGGATTCTCATTGAGGCCCCATTGGCTGACAACGTGAGGACCATCGCGACCGCTGATGGCTTCGCTGACACCCTGCTCTCGGGGTTCATCTATCAGGTCCAGTCGTTCACCAAGTTGCCCGCTCAGGCACCCGCTGGGTACATCGTTGAGATCACCGGTGAGAGTGCCCGCTCAGGGGACAACTACTGGGTCGAGTATGACGCCTCAGCGAAGGTCTGGAAGGAAACAGCCAAGCCCAAGATGATTGCTGGCTTCGATGTCCTGACGATGCCCCATGCGCTTATCAGGGCCTCTGATGGTCAGTTCGATTGGACGCCACTTGGCTGGGAGACTCGGGACTCTGGGGATGACACAACGAACCCTATGCCGTCCTTTGTCGGCAACACGATCAACGATGTGTTCTTCTTCAGGAACCGCTTGGGTTTCCTCTCGGGCGAGAACGTGATCATGTCGAGGACCTCAAAGTATTTTAACTTCTGGCCGTCCAGTGTTGCGGTCCTCAGTGATGACGATCCGATTGACGTTGCGATCAGCCACAACCGTATCTCGATCCTGAAGTATGCCGTTCCCTTCTCTGAGCAACTCCTGCTCTGGTCTGATCAAGCCCAGTTCGTCCTCACGTCCAGTGGGGTCCTCTCTGCGAAGACCATTGAGTTGAACCTCGCAACTGAGTTCGATGTTAGTGATGGCGCTCGCCCTCATGGCATTGGCCGGGGGGTCTACTTCGCAGCACCTCGGGCTTCCTACACGAGCCTCAAGCGTTACTTCGCAGTACAGGAAGTGACTGAGGTGAAGTCCGCTGAGGATGTCTCTGCGCACGTCCCAAGCTACATCCCAAACACTGTCCATGCGATCCATGGGTCGGGCACTGAGAACTTCGTGTCGATCCTCTCGGACTCCCAAGAGAACTCTGTGTTCGTCTACAAGTTCCTCTATCTGGATGAGCGCCTGCAACAACAGTCCTTCTCCCATTGGGAATTCGGAGAGAACACTAAGGTGCTCACTGCGGACTGCATTGGGTCGTTCCTCTACATGATCATTCAGAGACCTGAAGGGCTCATGATGGAACAGATCGAGTTCACCCAGAACACCCTCGACTTCAGCATTGAGCCCTATCGGACTTACATGGACATGAAGAAGCTGGTGACCCTCGGGGCGTTCAATGCGGACACCTATGAGACCACTGTCGGCGTCACTGCTCTGTACGGTGGAGTGCCTGGGAATGATGCGGTCTTCTATACGGTCGACGCCCAAGGCGTTTATCTGGAGCACCGTGGACCGTGGAACTCAGGCTCAGTGCTGACCTTCGTGGGCAACCGTAGTGGCGAGCAAGTCCTCGTGGGCAAGCAGTTCACGTTCCAATACGAGTTCTCGAAGTTCCTCATTAAGCAGACCTCTGAGGATGGTGGTACAGCCACTGAGGATGTTGGGCGCCTACAGCTTCGTCGTGCGTGGCTCAACTACGAACTCAGCGGGTCCTTTGAGATCAACGTCAACAACGGCTCCAGTCAGTTCGTCTATGTGATGTCTGGTGGTCGCCTGAGCCAGAACACTCGCCTCGGTGAGATCTCACTGGGCACTGGTCAATACAAGTTCCCGGTAACGGGTAACGCCTTGAATCAGCGAGTCACTATCACCTCTTCCAACCCCAACCCTGTGAACGTCATTGGGTGTGGCTGGGAGGCCAACTACGTCCGTCGTTCAGGCGGTATCTAACTCGAATGGTGGGGGATTAAAACCCCTCACTATTGCAGCCTATGGGGGTTCTTAATGTTACTCATCAAAGCTACTCGCGCTCATCTCGTTCAAGCCGCTGGGAACCTCTCAATAGGAGACCTTGACGAGTTCAACATGAACATCCAACACAGGAACCCTCTTGATGTCCTACCGCTGGCTCTCGACGAGACCACGATGGCAATCGTAGAGGGTTCAATCGTATTGGCTGTTGGCGGCTCTGATAGTTGCCTGTGGTTCGTCACAACGACCTACGTTGAGGACCTGCCAATGAGGGACAAGATGACGTTCTTCAGGCTTCTCAAAGACCACCTTGATGATGTCAAGGATCGGGGGCCACACAGCAAGCAACTGACCAACCATGTGTCAGTGGTCAACACACCGCATATCCGACTGCTCAACGCACTGGGGGCCACATGGTCCAACGTGATCACGATGTCTCCAGCCGGGTTTGCGTTCCGTCAATTCTGGCTATAGGAGGTCCACCATGTGTGAACCAGTAAGCATCGGCATGGCTATCGTAGCTGTCGCTGGTGCCGCAATGAGCGCCTCTGAGAAGGCGAAGGCCGAGGGCGCTGCTGAGGATGGACAACGCCGCACCGCTCGCGAGCAGGTCAAGCAGACCAACATGGCGAACGCCAACCTCAACCTGACCGCTCAGGACAAGCAGGAGGAAGCGCGCAAGCAACTCTCTCAGATCAACCTACAGGCTACCCGCAACCGTGGGACCATCCGTGCCGCTGTTGGCGAGTCGGGTCTCTCAGGAAACTCTATGGATCGCATCCTGAACAGCGTAGAGAACGAGTCGTCTAATGCTCGGACTGATGTGGTGGACAACTACCATCGCGACTATCAGTCGATCTTTGCGAACCAGATCGCCAACGTAGAGAACACCAAGTCGGCCCTCAAAGGTCAGGCTCAAGTGATCCGTACCAGTGGTGTGTCGAATGCCCTCGGGATCGTCTCTGCGGGTGCCAATGGGTACGCTCAAGGGTCGGCCATTAAGGGTGCATCTGCTAAGCAACCCACATCGCCATCCAATGGCACACCTCAAGGAGGGACTAAGTAATGGCTAACGCAATTGAACGTGCTGTCGATGGCGCACAGATGCAACAGAATGGCCGATTGAATTCCTCAGTGGGCACCGTTGGGTTCGAGGCGTCCGTCCAAAGGGCCCCTGTGGGCTCTAACGGTTTCGCTCAGTCCATGAATGACTTCGTGAAGGGTGCCACCAATGCTTATGGTGCCTATCAGGAGAACGCTCAGAAGACCGCTGAGGCTCGCTCAGACGAGATCATCCGTAAGCTGACACCAGACCAACGCCGCGAGGCCATTGGGGCAGGAACCCTGTTGTATCAGGACGACCCTGACGCGATGAACCTCCTGCGCTTCAAGACTGGCCGGACGGCTGCCTATGATGTCGAGGATGAGATCCAGTCGAAGATCCAGAATGGTGAGTTTGATGGGAAGGACCGTCAGTACCTCGAAGAGTACCGTCAGACCCGTTTAACGGAATCCGCCAAGAAGTACGCTGAGTCCTCTGGGATCAACGAGGACGACCCTGAGTATCAGCGCGGCTACAACGGTGACATCGTTCAGCGCAATGCTGCGATCTATGACCTGCATGGTCAGCGCCGTTCCAAGTGGTTCCAGTCGCAAGCCGCTGTGAACACCCGTGGGGATCTGGCGCCTCTGTTAGATGACCCTGAGGTGATGAACACTCCGAGTGGTGGTGAGCACATTGCCAGCTACTTCAACACGGGCCTCAAGACTGGTCAGTTCCCAAGCGACCAATCAGCAATGGTGGCCCTGACCCAACTGGTCAACGATGCGCAGAACAAGTCTGGTGGTGCAAACCTTCTCCAGTCTCTGCGTGCCCAGTCGATCAACGTCCTGGGTGGTGCCAAGAAGGTCGATGACCTGATGGGTGCTGATGTCCTGGACAACGCCATCGTGAAGGCCAACGAGAATGAGTATAAGAAGTCCTCGGACCTCACTCGCACCTTCTCCCTTGGCGTAACTAAGGCGATCAACCAAGACGATGCGGCTACCGGCTGGGCGATGATCGCAGCTCAAAGGGCTCAATTGGATTCCATGCAGCCTGGACAAGAGATGACCTCTCAGCGCCAGATGCTGATCCAGGCCGAGCAACACTTGATGACCCGCGTTAAGGCAGACTCTGCGGCCCGCACTGAGGGCCTCAAGAAGGCGACCCAAGCGGACAACCGTATGGACATCCTCGATCAGGCTTACACCAAGCGGATCGCTGGAGAGAACGTCCCTGTGGCGCCAAAGTCCCAAGCTGTCGATGACAACACGGGCGAGTTTAAGGACTCTGATGGACCAACCTTTGCGGCTCGCACTATGGACCGCATTGCTAACTCTGATCTGCCAGTAGAGAAACAGGACGCCATGCGCGCTCAGTACCTCAACGCTGACTATGAGGGTGGTCCGTTCCAGACCTACTACAAGACCCTGATCACCGATGCCCAGCGCGAGTGGTCGAACAGTGTCCGTCAAGGTGAAGCGGGTGACATGCCTCGCCTTCAGGAACTCCAACGGGCCTACGTCACGAACCAAAGCACCATTGGGTCTGTGTTCCCTGAGCAAGCAGACTTCCTTGAGCAACTGAAGGATCTCTCTGATGGCGGGATCACCCCTCAGGTTCTCATTGACGCTCAGCGATCCAAGAAGGGCCTCTCTACGGAAGAACAGAAGTTCCGCAACGAGGAATGGATGAACCTGATGAACGATTCGTCCAACAAGGATCTCTCAAGTATCCCTGGACCTCTTCAGCGCCTCGCCAGGACTGTCTATGACGGTTACAACGAGCGCACAGGCAACCCATCCCTCGCCAAAGAGAAGCTCACCCAGTGGCTCACAGACAACACCGTGTCCTTCACTGAGGCTGGTGACGACTCTGCCTATATCGGTCGGATCGACAAGCGCACCCTCATGGCTTCCCCAGAGGATGTGAACTCGTGGAAGGAAGGTAAGGACATCATTGAGCGCACCACTCAGGGCCTCCTTGAGACTCCCGCTTGGGCTGGTGCTTCGGCAACCATCACCGCTGACGAGAACACTGGGGACATCCTCATCGAGTCCCCTACAGGTCGCCGCGTGCGCCTGACCAAACAGTCTCTTCAACTGATCTACAAGGCTCAGCGTGAAGCGGCACAACAGCAAGCCTTCCGCGAGGGAGTCGATGAGGCCAAAGGCCGTCAGAACTCTATCGAAGGTCTCAAAGGTTCCTCTAAGCAATTGGCTAAGGAGGGGCTGAAATCATTCTAAAG